GGCCAACTGCCCGGTGGCTTTTAAGTCCAGCAATGTTCCGTTTGTTGCACCGCCGGTATTTACTCCGGACGAGGCAACGGCGATCATAGAACCGCCGTCAGCAATTGCGGACGTCGCGTGTGCTAATTTGATGGCTTGACCTGTGGTCAATGCAGCCATTCCGGTCATGTTAATTCCTACACCAGTCGTCATTTCGGCGTTGGTGATATTTAAGATACCGCCAGTGATGGTTGTTGCTGTTGAAACGATATTCAAAGCAGCACCGATCGAAGCGCCAGAAGAAATCTGAACGGTTATCGGGTCATTGGTTGCTTCAGTCGCTGGAGTGTAATCAAAATGTGCCAAGTATGAAGTTGAAGCTGCCGGGGTCCCGGTCGCTGTTACCAATAACACTGCAGACCCGGCCGCAGTTGCGCCGGCCGCCGTCACTTTCAATGTAGCATATCCGTCAGCAGTTACGCCGTTGGATGAGAACAATACCATGTTCTCCGAAGTCTGAACGCCGGTCACTGCTAAGGCTGCCGTTGAAGCAACCGCGCTGGTGACTGTCGTTGCGCCGTCTACTCCGACCGTGAATCTATTGGATCCGTCATTGCAAGCAATAAAGTATCCGCCAGAAAAACCGGCCGAGGTCGTTACTAAATTTAACATCGTTCCGCTGGTCACACCATTGGCAGTCAATAAAATTGCGTTGCCAGTTGTGACCGCATTGGTGGTTAATGTCATGATGGCGTCGGTGTCATCGTTAGTCATCGCAATTTTACCATTTGATACTAAGATGTCGCCCGCCGTCACTACTAAACAATTTGCGTCAGCGGTTCCGGTGATGGTTACTGATGCTACGGCCACTAAAGCCGGAGTGATGGTTACTGTCCCGGTGGAAACGCTACCGATGGCAATCGTTCCTGTGCCGGTGGCATTAAGAACTAAATTGGCCGCGGCTGTTACGCTTTCGGCTACCACGCTCGCGAATGTCGCTGCGCCGGCTTTGGTTACCTGCCAGGTTGAAGAAGTCCCGAGGACGTCTACACCGCTACCAGATTGACTAAACGCCAAAAGAGCACCGCTCGCTGTTGCGTTGCCCGCTAAAGTTAAACCTGCTATTCCTGCCTTCGTTACTTGGAAGGTTAGGGTCGTGTCGTCGATAGTTAGAGTCTTATCGGTGTCATAGAGTTCGTCCCAGGTGCTGATTCCACCACTACCGCCTACTGCGACAAATGTTGATCCGTTATAATACTTCAAAGTTCCCGCTACGAATGCGAGACCTCTGCGAGTTGAATCGACATCAGTCGGAGCTGACGCGTAGTTGACCATTTCCAGCCAACCGAGAGACGACTTTATGAAATTATCTGTCTCTTTCATATGAGTTAGATTTAATCATCCTTAATAAATCTTCCTCAACTGCTTCCGTCCTTTGGCGCGAAGTGATGATGTGAATTGGTAGATATCCCTCAGACACAAAATAAATATCTCTGGCCGTATTGGTGTGCTCGTGAACTCCGCCGTCGATTTCTATAATCAATTTCCCGATTAAGAAGTCGACCTCGTATTTCCCGATGCGCCACTTGGCTTTGAATTTTATTCTATGTCTTTTAAGGATCTCTGCAATTCGCCTCTCGCCCTTTGTTGAATTTTCTTTTTTCAATTTAAGCAATTGGTTTCTCATAGTCCGGCATTCCTTGTCTCGGAGAAAAGAGGCAAGGCGATTTTGGTTTTATTTTCCGGCTATCTTCGCGGCCAGTTTCGCCTCGGCAATAGCTTTCTTCTCCGCCTTTTTGATCTCTAAGATGAGGTCGGCGCGTTGCACCGCTCTCTCGTCAAACTCGATCCCCAACTCTTTTGCCTTTCTGGATAGTTCGGTTTTATTCATCCGCTCTATCTTTTTTTGAACGCCAGGCACATCTTCCGGTTTTTCAAACAATCCGGCCCGGACATCGTCAGGATCCACGCCCTTTGCTATGGCTTCGGATTCTTGTTTAGTCCAAGGGATACCTGGAGCTTTTACTCTGTTTTTGGCCACTAATTTTGACCAGTCAAGATTTATAGACATATTTGTTGAGTTATTTAAACTAAGCCGGGGGATTAAGGCTCCCCCGGCAGCCTACCAATTTTATTTTGGATTTAAGGTTGACTAAGACTTGTCGCCTTTACTACCCGCGATGTAGGCTTGGTAGCCTAAACCAATCGTGTAGAAGAAGTCCAAAGAGTAGTCCCAATTCTTGTTCGCGTACACCTGTTCAGGTGCGTCCAATGAAGGACGTTCGGCGAATAAGCATTGAAGAGTCTCGTTGATACCTGACGAATCGGCCAAGAACCAATAGCCGGTGCCATCAGTACCGTCGGAGGCTGTCGCTAAGCGAGGCCAGACAACGATTTTGATTTTACCTTTTAACGGGTTCTTGTCATTGTTCATGCTTCCCGGAAGATATTCCGAGTTGCAGATACGATCAGCTTCGTCCTCTAAATCTCCACTGATTATGAGGGTATTATAATAAACGGAGCGGGTCTTGTTGTTCGGATCTTTGAACTTCAACCCCTGAGCTCTCATGTAGACAATCGCTTGTCTTGATAACGGAGGGTTAGTATTGGTACCGTCGGAGATTATATTGCTATAAACGTTCGCCGTTACTGGGTTACTATGAAGCGCACTGAACAGTGCCAAACCATCGGGACCTTGACCGGAGGTAGTGTCACCGTACACGTCCGTGAAGGTCGTGTCCCACCCATGAATAAGGTGATCAGCCAAAGACTGATCAACTTTATCAAAGGCGTCATCAGTGATCGAGCGGACGATGCTGTCAATTTGATTGTGTAAATCAAACTTACGCATTGCCTTCGTTACTGAAGCGATAGCACCGAAATACTCCTGAGTCCAAGTTACTGTGTCGCCTTCCTGCCCGGAGACGCGCGGTAAATCTTGGCCTGGAGTAACCCTCTTGATGCCGGAGATACCATGTAAAACTAAATGTTCAAAAGTTCTTCGTTCCGTATCAAATACGTTGAAGACTTCAAAACCTTTATTTTCTGATACCTTTCGGCTGGCCACCTCGTTAAAGATGCTCTGCAAATCTTCGGTCAAACTTTGGAAGTCTGATACTAAAATAGGCATAGGACTTAGGAGATGTTATGCACGAAATAACCTCTGACCTTTTTATCGGTCGTAGCACCAATCATTTCGGTGACGTAAAATACGTCGGTAGATGATGCGCCGTTGTTGAGGGTATCGTGATCGGTCAAGTCAACATAGGTTCCTCTTTGGGTTACCGCTGTAGCGTCGGTGCAATCGCACTCGAATTCTACACCGTCAACACATAAGACTTGGATGTCTAAATGTGTAACTGCTCCGGTAACGATATCTTCCATAGCAATAAAGCGAACCTCTGTGGTTCCGCTTGTCGCCGGGGTAAGATAACCGCTCGACCAATCCAAGGCATCGTACTTGACGATGGTAGTGTTCAAAGCGGTACCACTTTTGACGGTGGTGATTTTACCTGAGTCGTAACGTAATGGAGTTAACATATGACTTTTTCGATTTGTTTTGAATTAAAGCAAAGGACTTCGACTATTTTTTGGCATCCGGTTTCGGATACCAGTCCTTTACTGACGTTTTTTGCGGAAGGATGTGTTTTGTCTCCTTCGATTTACTCTTCAGAGCGGTTCCCGATTGCTTGCTTTTTTCGGCGGCGATTTCAGCGGCCGACTTTTTATCGTCGTCCTCTTCCTCGGTATCCTCTGACTCCGCCTTCTCTGCTTTCCAGAGAATCTTGGCGTCTTTGATATCTTTTAAGATATCTTTGGGATTGTCCTTGCCGTGACGAGGCGAGTAGTACTTGACGATTTCCGCCCAGTTCTTCTCGACTTCCTCATCCTTGCAGGCTTCTGCGATGGCGTCCTTCTCGTAGCCCTTGCGGAGATCCGCCTTGGTTACCGGAGAGTCGTCATCACTCGTTGGTTTCTTGGTCGATTCTTTACTGGCTTGTTTGCCTTTGTCCCCGCCCTTTTTTAGGTATTTGTCTTTAACAGATACCAGGCCGGTTTTGTAGTTATTAAGATTCGATTGCAGTCTATCCAACTTTTTTTTGGGAATCACTACCGTATCTTCATCGTCGTCATCGTCCTCTTCATCGGGGATTTCTTTTTTAATGATTTCCTCAATGTCCTTGTCGATGTCGTCTTTGTCTGATGCGGCGGAGTTATTTTCCTGCGCGTTAGCGCCGGCTGGAGCTCCTCCTCCTAACGTTTTGTCTTCTGACATATTTGTTAAACTTAATTATTTGAACTTGGGAAAGTCGCCCCAAGATGTCAAAGTATTCGTTGATCGGAATTTTTAAGTCCCGGCAGCCACCCACGGTTTATTCCTTTAAAGACGGAGCCAAAGGTTTCCACCATGAGGGCCTGTCGGCTCTCAAAATGTTTTCCGTCTTTTTTATGGGGTTGGCAATGAACTATTCCTTTGGCTCCTTGGGTTCGCTATCCTTAGATTTTTTAGATTCTTTGGCGTCGCTAATGTTTTCAAAAGCTAAACACCACTCATCGTATAACACTGCCATTCTGCCGGTGAATTCTTCTTCGGTCTTCAGCACGATATCTCTGGCCCCGTAGATAACATCCGCGGTTGCCGGCGTGATATCAAGCACTAAATCCTCGTTAAGATATTCCTTCCACTCTTCCTCGAACTTCTTATTGTTCTCGTCCGAAATTTTGTAGGTATCGCCTTCGCCTTCTACCGTGGTCTCGCCTTTTACTTTGGGCTTGTGAGTTTTCGGGTCGATAACGAAGCGACCGTTTTCATCTTTTTCATTAATTAAAAAGATGACCTTTTCAACTTTCTTCTCCTTGCCTTTGTCGTCTTTCTCAACGACAGTCTTTTTATCAGCTACTTCGATTAACATTTTGACGCGCTCCTTATCGATTTCCGTGACGCGATCAGCCAGCATTCTGACAAATCTTGTTCGGTTCCTCGATGCCGGACCGTGAAGCATTAATCGGGACATCCACTCTTGAATGGAAAAAACCATCTGTTGCGGATTGTTGATAAAAAAGTAATTCTTTAATTTTAATTGTTTTGACATAGTCGTAATTACTTAGGTTTCTTAATTTTATTGGCCGCCTTTAATTGTTCGGCCTTTCTTATTTCAATTTTGTCAGCGTTATCGACCTTGCCTAATAGATTAAGCAACTCGGCTCGTTGTCCAACGAGGATGAGGTACTCTTCTCTATTCACGCCTAATGAAATTGTTTTAAGTAATGTTAAATCCCTCTTGCGGAAGTATTCGCGGAAGCCCATGTCCTTCGAGCAATAATATAAAAACTCATGGATCCGCTTATCGTTAATGTCCCGGTAGGATATTTCCCGGTCCAGTAGTCGCATTAATAGTGATATTAAAAATTTTCTCATAATAAATTTAGCTTAACTTCTTTTCTTCTACGATCGGTTCAATGCCGATGATGTCAAACTCTCCGCGGGCTGTGCTCTCTTCCGAATTTAAACTCTTATGCTCTTCGTATCCGGTCATTCTAACTTTAACTTTTAATTCGTACTCTGTTCCCACCTCCCACTTTGCCATTTCTGGTAAATCTTTTTTTTCTAATCTGAAGTTTGGAAGATAAATATACGGTTCACATTCTGGGCAGTCCATTGACGACATTTTCTCAAGACGTTTTGCCTTGGAGTCCATCGCTTCTTTTTTTCTGCTCTTTTCTATGTCGTACATATGGTTTATTTAGCTACCGGTGCCGTCTCTGGGACGGGCGCTGGTGCGTTATTAGCCGGTTGCCCGGTATTATCTACTGGTTTTCCCTCTCCGGGGGCTCCTGCCCCTGCTCCTGGGCCAGCCAAGGCCTGTTCTTCTTTGGCTTTGGCTTCCAATTGGTCGAGTTTGGCCAAATACTTCGCCTGATTGTCTCCGTAAGCCCTGGCAAACTCTTCAAAGTACTCTCTTTGGTTCAGGACGAAAATCTGCGGGAATAGTTTTGATATCGTGTCCATCTTCTCCAAGAACTTTGATTGCATGCCGGCCATGCTCGATCGGAGCACACTTTCCGGTACGATTTCAATCTGGATGCGATAATTATCTAAATAATCAGTCGGAACGATCGTCTTCTTGTAGTTAACTCCTTGTTGCTTCATCATTTCCTCTTCGACTGCGATTTCGTCCGCGACTTTCTTTCTGTCTTTCGGTTTAATATCTCGGAACTGGATTGCCATCACGCCTGTTTCGCCGGTGGCCGGGTCAAGCACTGCGTTTTCAATGACGAATGTCCGGTATATCAAAGTCTCAACTATTTTTCCGTTCTTACCTTTCTCGGCAATCTTGCGCGGTTGCGGATAATTAAGTTGGATGTTGGCTAAACGCAAGGCGCATTTCTGACGCCAGAGGTCTACCATCATCTCGTTGTATAAAACTTTCATTTCTCTCAACTTCTCTTCAGCGATTACGATTTCTCTGGCAGTCGCTTGCTTGTTACCCATGATGTCGGTCAGTGATGGCGCCGTGTCTTCAATTCCTTGGCCGATTATTTTTAAGAACATCACGTCTGAGTTGTTGATGCCTTCAGTCTGCATTTCCTTGACCTGATTTACATCCTCGACGCTTATCTTTGTCGTGCCGGTTATGATTTCGTCTTCCAGGTCAAATGAGTCCTGATTAATTCTGCCGACGAGCAACGGTTTAATCATTGATCTAAACTGCTTATCGCTCATCGTGTTGAAGGTCGTGTTGTACATGTCGTACTGGCTCATCATGATATTCGCGAAACTGTTGCCATAAAAGAAATTCTTTGAGACGAACGGTTCGAGAATAGTTTTAGCGAACGGATATACTTTGTGTCCGTTAACTTTCCATAAAAGCGGAGCGTCCAGCAAAAGCACGCCATTGGCCAGGATGCGATAGGTATCCTTGTATTTATTATAATATCGCACGACTTCAATCTTGTCGGCCGCGGTGCGCGATGTCCATTTCTCTTTGTTATAAAAACTCTCCGGATCAGCCTTGCCCCATTCGCCGCGCGTCTTTACGAACTTAGCGTTTGGCAGGTGTCCGAATTCATATTCAAAAATAGATCTGTCGATGTATCTTACCCAACCGCAGTCCGGCTGGTCTTGCATGTCATAAATTGAAAAATCACGGGGATAAAACTCCGTGATAGGCATCAAAAAGCTGATGCACTTATCGTCGACATCAACTTCCTTCTCATCGAACTCGATTTCTCCCGTCACTAAATCATAGCTCGTTATAAATTTTTGTTTGTATCTGGTCTTTAGGTATCCTTCGTATTTGATTACCGTGCCGGCCCGGAAGCATTCCCATGACTCCCAGAAATTCTCCAGCACTGAATTTTCTTCTTGCTGATAGGATCCTTTAATCAACCACTTCGCGGTGTCGGCTCTCTGCACATCAAGCAATTGATTTTCTCCGTAGGCAACCGCAGTCATATCCGGGACCTGGAGAGAATAGCCGGCGAGTATCTTTTTTGTTTTATTTCTGATTGTTGGTAGCGGTGCGTTGGCTTGCCAGTCTTCCTTCGGCGGATCGTACGCTTCTTTCGGTAGCACGTAAGCGTTTAAGCGCTTGTCGCCATCGTCAATAAACTGAACAAGAGTCCGGTCATTGAACTCTGGGTATGTTTTATCTCTCGCCGCGGTTAATTCCTCCACCATTTTGTACGTCTCCTTGATTACTTCCGTGTCTGCAGGAGAAGGAGTGTACACTTTGGTGATGGTATCTTCCGCTTTTGTTTCGATTGAACTATTTCTTTTTTTCATACTGTCTTAATTATCGCATGGTAAGTCCCCCACCTGTCAATAGCTTAGCGCCCCATAGTCCTGACTGAGTATCCTCGGCCGGGCTTGCGGTTGTTCTTTTGGATTTTCTTATAGAAAAACTTCTCATCGTCGGTCATCTTTACGGTCGTGGCTGACTCATAAAACGTCATTGATAGCGCATCGGCTACGTCCGGGCTCTGAATGCCCATGGCGCGCATATCTTTCTTGGGCATTATCTGAATGGCGCCCTTTGATGTCGCTGTATATTTAATCTTTGACAGTTGATACCAGGCGGCATTCTTCGATAACTTTCCGCCGTTCTTGATCCACTGCCTTAAGCGCCAATACATTTCAGCTCGCTTATTAAAATATTGCGGGTCACTGCTCGGGTCCCCGGCGTTAACTCCCACGACGTCGAGCTTGTTCTTGTAGGTCACGCGATTCATTTCCTTAACCTTGCCGAATGTCGCCGCTCCTACTCCAACACGATCGATATAAATCTTCTTGCTGTTTATAAATTCCGAGTTGATAACCACCGGGCCGGCGAATTGAAATGCATCTCCTCCAGCCTCTTGATATAAAATATCAGCATAGCCTTGGCTTCGCTTGACGATGACTGATTCGTTCGTGCCTTCGTCAGCTGGGTCGCAACCTTCACGCTCTTCGCCGAAGTGAACGCCGTCTTGCATCGCCAGTTTAATTTCTTCATCGGTTAATAATTGCATCCAGCCTCTCGTGTCTATGGATCCGCTCTTCGGGAATCGGCAATCGTACAACACCTCATAGTTTGGTTTGCTTTTTGCTTCTTCCAAAAATGCCGGCATGTATCTACCCTCGGCCAAACCAATCATGTTGTTAATAAAAATCTTCTTGTATCTGGCATCCTTCCACGTTGTTAAAAAATGATTTCTAAAAAAAGGATTTCCTATCTTGCATAAAAAAGTATCTTCGCCTTTACCGGCCATCATACGGAATATACCTGAGTCGACTTCATCGTCCATCAGTGACGCTTCCTCTTGGATGATATTGCGACCGCCGAAGCCCATGATTGAACTGATGGCGTTCTGTTTGCGCCTGGCGTCCGCGGTTATAATCTCAACTGTTCCGTATCGCGGTATCGTATCTTCTTCCATCACTTGATAGGTCAGTTTAACTTTACTCTTTTCCTCGAGCAATCTTATCATCAGCATGCTTCCTTCAGTCAGCGACATGCCGGCGAGTTTGTTTGAAAAGTATTCGTTGTTGGCGGTGTCCCGGATCATGTAGTTTATGATAATCTTACCGCGCTTCATATCTGGCACGACCAGCATCCATTCGCCCTGGTACATCGTCACGCGCGTCAGTAGCGCCCGGGAGACGGTCAAGGTCTTGCCGTACTGCGTTGAGCTGACTATTTCCACCCGCGGGTTCTTTCTAAAGACGATCGCTTTAAATATCTCATACTCGCCTACGCTCATTTCCCATGGCGTCTCGTCGTCATTACGAAAGTTCTCGCGCGCCCATTTCCATAATTCTTCTTTTCGGATTGCTTTTAATTGTTCGCTGACATATTCGTCAACCTGCTCCTGACTAAAAACAGACCCTAAGTCTTCCAGTGTCTCTTCAGACATTAGGACCGGGTCTATATATATTTTGGGGAATAATATTTCTTGTACCATTTTTGTGAATTAAGAAAGCGAGGGGAAGTCGCTGACTCAGGCATTTTGCCTATTACTTTTTTAATCACGCTCCCCTCATTTTACTTCAAAGAACTTTTAGCGTTATCTCCCAGGGTCTCGAGTCCCCGGATAGAGTTCGGCTTGCTGGACAAGCCTACAAAATGATTAGTGCCTCACGTAACGCACCAATCGAAGCCAGTCAAATTAATTTAAAACATTTATGTTATTGATTTTAGCCGTTTTTGTTTTGTTGTAGAAAGAACTCGCTCGAGAACGTAGGAGATAACGCTATTTATATATTAACTCTTTTTCTTAGCTTCTTCAATGATGCGACGATTGGCGTCCTGCAAATCCTTCAGGGCGGCGTAATGAATATTAACTTCTGATTTTTCTTTCCAGTCATCTACCCACTGCATGAAGAACTTTGCTTCGGCCGCACTGCCGTCTTTAATAATCTTTTTATACACGCCGGCCATGACATCTGGTATCTTATCCTTCAGCAATATTCTAAGTCTATCACGCACTTCATTCCAAAATTCAGGTTCTTTTCTCCACTCGGTTAAAGTGCAGGGATTAAGTTTGAAGTGTTTAGCAAATTCTCCATCCGTATTGTATCCCCAGTCTTTATCTCTAAAAGCGCGAGGAGTGCCTGTAAATCTGATATATTCTAAATGTTCCGCCAATTTGCTAATGCCTATGGTTCTTGGCTTTTTTTGGATGGGGACTTTACTTTTTTTTGTCGGTTTTTTTTTCATACTTATTTCAAAATTCTTAAAGTTCCTTTGTGTCCGCATTTCATACACTCAGCGTTAACACTCAGTCTCTTAATCGCGTCTCTTCCTATGAATGTAAGTTTATCACCTTGAATCAGTTCTGCCAACATTAACACCGAGGCGCCAATGACTATGAACGGGATTGCTAACAATTGTCTGAAGAGATTCGGACGTTTCCTCTTCGGTTTAATTTCTTCCGGTGGTTTAATTACGAACGACATCCGTTCGTTAAAGTCTCTTTGCGCTTTAATTAAATCTTTATCCGTCTCCACGAATTCTCCGTCCTTGCCTATCATTCCAAACGTGGCGCTCTTCCTGGGAAGTTTCTCTCCCTCAATCTCGGCCACGGTTAAGCAATGCTCGTGGCTTATGGTTGATTGATAAATTTTCCCGCCTCTAAATCTTACTGCAAACATATATTTTTATTTTCCGTCTCCCAGCAAAAACTCTGGGGTAGTTAAAACTTTTTCAAATAAAGTCTTGCCTCCTTTGACCACGACATATGGCAAAAATATCTGAGGGATTGTTACGTTCTCGCTCTCTACAAATGCCATCTGCGCTTCGATCCAGTCCTTAGTGCAAGCCCAGGCGACTTTGTAGGCGTAATCATCCTCATCAGCCCTTCGGTTCTGTTCCTTTCTTAAAACATTTTGAAAGTTACGCCAGTTGACTGGGAGTTTGAATTGAACTTTCTGTCCATTTAAATCCAAGACGAATGCAAGTGTCGTTATTCTGCCATCTTCGTATCCGGATTGAATTCCTATCGCTCCGGCTTTAACGAGGGCGTCCTGGGCGTCTTGAATATATCTTCCGGCTCCCAATTTTGCGTATGTATTTTTTAAAGCCATATTTTTAAACGATTACTTTTATCTTCACTAATTCCTGATAGCACTTAGCGCAGGCCAGGACATCGAACAGGGCGTTATGCGCTCCTTCAAAATCTGTTCCGAATAGTTCCTGGTGAAGCTCGACCAACTTCGGCCATTTTAATCTTGGGAGGTCGCAGAATTGGATGCTACTCTTCATCGTGCAAATCATTTTCTTGCCGGCCTTTAATGATTCCCAATACTCTGCGTTCCCAGACATTCTGAATATCTCGCATCCGGTTACCTTATCGTCGAAGCTGATGTTGTGCGCGATTATCGTGTCGACCTTTTTTATTGACTCAATAAATTTCTGCAGTGCTTCTTTGATTGGCACACCTTTCTCTTCCGCTATCTCTTGGGTGATGCCGTGGATTTTGCTGACTTCCGGCGGGATGTTCCAGCCGTCTGGTTTAATGATCAGGTCGCCCATCTCGACGTAATTCTTCCCGTCGTACTTATCGTCTATTATTATCCAGCTGAGCTGAACGATGCGCGGCCAGTTATTTGTGTCGCTCGCCGGCGCGTTCCAGTTTTTTGGCAGTCCGGTTGTCTCCGTGTCAAAAATAATTTTCATATTTACTTTATAAGTTTATATAAATGATAATCATTTTCCCATTCGCATTTTTGCTTATTAAATATTATCATATCTTTTTCTGCTGTTTTCTTTGTGTCGTAAAGAAAGTAATTACCATTGTTTTTAGTTAAAAGCCAATTTGAAATTATAACTCCGTTTTTTACCATATAATTTACTTTATAAGTTTATTAAGCTCACTTATCGTTTCATCACTCTGGAGATGTAAGGGGGTGTTGAGGAGCCATTTAATATATTTATCAGGATAACTTCCTCCGTCATAAATATCTGCCTTCATTCTTTTGATTGTTATTTGTTTTTCATTATCAGGTATAATTTCTATATCTAAACTATAATCTTGACCAATAGCAATAAGGACATCTTCTAATAAAATAGGTCTTCCGAGGATTTCACAATTTTCAAGAAAATACTTTTTATTAAAATAAGCTCTTTCAAGGTCTTTCACATAACAAATAGAATCTCCATAATCAAATCTAAATTCTAATACTTCTCCTTTATGTTTAAATTTATCACCAAATTTAAGCTCCACAATACTCGGAACTGCTTTGATTATCTTGGCTTGTAATTCTTGTAGGTCTTTTGGCATATTTTTTAAATTAATCTATTCTGCCGGTCCCTGGGAATAACGGGACTTGCGTTGGTTTAATTGTGTTTACCTCTTCTTCTCTTTTTATCGATGTTATCCATCCCATTAATCTGTCGGCCAAAGCGTCGCGCGCATTTTGTTGTTGCACTATTCTTTTGTTAAAAGATTCTATATAACTTGCCAGCTCTTCTGGGCTTTGCGGATAATAGTATCCGTCTCCTCCGGCGCAAATTGGGTATCCTTTGTCTCGTAAGGTATTAACTACCGAGCGCAGGTTGGCGCCCATCTTTTCCAGTTTCTCTGTCATGCCGGCGAGTCTGGATAATTGCGCGCCGGTGACCGGGTGGTCCTTTGATCTCTCCGCTATGATTCCCAGTACCCGGCTCTGGGTCTCTGTCAGCGGACTATTGTTCATAAAGTTTATGTTACCCGGATCTTAGTTTTGTCCGGTTGATGTTGCTGCGACTTGTTGGCTCTTCAGCCAGAAATAATTATCATGCCACCTTTTTGTCTCCGCCTGGCATTGGCTTAATTCTGAACTTTTAAATTGCTGTACTCCTATGCAGATAAGCGATGCGGTCTCCAAGGTTTTTTCGTAGGTTGCCAGTTCATACGCTCCGATGCAGATCTTAGCTTTTCTTTCCTTCAGCGCTCCGTATAAAATGCAAAGATTGGTATATAGAAATAACGCCGCGCCAGTAAATAAAATGATTATTAAAATTTTACACTGCTTTTTTATCATATTTCTTTTTTTGGAGTTCGGCACTTAAAATTTTGGCCGCCTCGTCGTGCATCTTTTGATTTTTTTTGTCTCCTCTCTCCATGGCTGACGACGCTTGAGCCATATGTTTATGGATCATTATCGTCAGTCCGTTTTTTGTCATGTTAGTCGCGTCCATCTTTTTCTTGTTTCTTAATAAATTTATCGTATCGCTCTCTGATAACATCGCAATATTTTGGGTCAAGTTCCATCATGTAGCAGACCCGGCCTAATTCTTCGCAGGCGATTAAAGTCGACCCTGACCCGCCAAAGGTGTCCAATACAATGTCGTCGCGCATAGAGCTGGCCTTTATAGCCTTTCCTACGAGCCGTACGGGCTTCATGGTGGGGTGTTCCTTGCTCTTTGTTGGCTTCTTCTCGTTCCAGATGTCTACCATGTCCTTTTTCCGGATTACCCGGCCAGTGACGGCGCCGTTTATTTCCAGGTGGAATTCTCCGATTTTGATGGTAGTTTTTTCTCCGTCAAATTTTGGTTTTAAAGTTTCTAAATTTTCCCACACGTTGCCCTCATCTCTCCACCCGGCAAAATAATGATTTATAATTTTGTCCGGCCATCCGTAAAGCATAGGCTCGTATTGGCTCTGCCAGTCTGATCGTGACAGGGTGAACGCATTCTTTACCCAGATTATGAAACTCGAGAAGTGTCCACCTCCCTGGACGAACGCCTTTTTTAAAGTGTCCATCTCGCTCGATCCCATGCAGATATAAAGCGCGCCGTTGCAGTTCTTTATTAAATTGCTGACTGACTTTGATAAAAATTCATAAAAGTTTTCCGCGCTCATCTTGTCATTTAAAATTCCCAATCGTTTATGCTTGTCTCCGTCGCCGCCCATTCCTCCTTGATAGTCTACGTTGTAAGGAGGATCAGTCCAAACACACGCAGCTTTTAACTGCTTTGTTTTAAAAGATTTTTTGCAATGTTTACAGATTATTTCTGACATAATTTTTTTATAAAATTTTCCCAAGTTAAGTCTTGATAATAAAATTGACTTGGCCTTCCCCCTCCACGATGCCCGCTATAATTAATATTTTTATCTCTAATACAAATGCTATTATTTTTTACTGTATCATCAAAAATTATATAAAAAACAATTTTTTTATCAAGAGCAACTAAAGCAAACCCGTCGAAATCTCCTTGTGTATAAAATTTAATACCATTTTTCCCAGATCTCTTTATTTGAAAAAAATAAATTGGATTAGCTCGTTGAGTTATTAATCTCATTTTCATCGTAGTTTTAACCTGTAGTCTAACAAGTTTATTATCCACGTCAACCACAACATCATAACCAACTCCTTGCGCAGTATCATAAGCCTGATAACCTTTTAATAATAAATCGGTTAAGACTATATATTCACCTGCTCTGCCTATATTTAATTCTTTTGATTGTGCCATATATCTTATATATTACCACCCTGTGTTATATTGTCAATTTTCTTGACCACAGTGTGGGCAAGTGCAATCTTCCAATAATTTATTTATATCTTCTTCTTTTGTTGCATCTCCGCACATCAATCTATGCTTCCCTAATTG